CCCCAAAATATCCCCGGGGGGACACTCCATACGAAAGTGAACCTAACGCGGGAGAGGAGGATGAGTGGATTTCATCCTTGCTGATGTCGATCCGGGATCGTCCTCGGCCTATAGCACGTGGTTACCTCTGGTCAACCTCGGACTCGCCGGGCTTTTCCTGTTCTACTTCATAGTCAACAAGATCCACAGTCATCCCGAACTCCAACGTGTTGAACTAGCGAACGAAAGAGCACTCTCTGAACTACGAGCTCAGCACCAAGCCGCAATCATAGCACAGAAAGAATCCCACGCGGCCGCCATGGAACGCATGGATGATCACGTGCGAGCCCTGATTCTCGAAAGAGACAAAGCCAACGCGGAGCGGAATGAGGCGATCGGGATTATGCGGGACTTCACCATCGCTGCTGGAGTTGTCTTTAGTAACCAGCAGCCCCCGAAGTGGGAGCCACCGCGTAGGCAGGGTGAGGTTAGTGATCGCTGAGATTCCCCCACCCAAGCCTGCCAACCAGTTTACAGCAGAAGAGAAAGACAAGATTCTGCAAGACGCTAAGGCAGCAGCCGACCTCCTCGTGCAGAAACTTCAGAGATTACTGGAGCTTGAGGGGGCGCAATGACAACCGAGACCAATGCGGTAGATCGTGCAGCTGATGAACGTAGGCAAATTCTCGACGATGCGCGGATCCTGGCGAAGAACCTTGCCGTCTACGCCGAGCTCATGAAGCAGTGGAACGCGGAAGGATGGACGCCAGATGCCCACGAGTGAACAGGCAGAACGGCTCATCAAGATCAACGACATGCTTGTTGGTCAGGTCACAACTCTGAACAGACGTATCGAGACCCTGAACAAGAAACAAGAACATACGCAATGGGCAGTTACGGCCGTGTCCGGTGTACTCGCCATCATCGTCATCATTGGCGGTTGGACCAAGTTGAACCACGTGGATGACAAAGTTGACAAGTCATTCGACGCTCAGCTAGCAACGTGTGAATCCCAGAACATCTCGCGTGCTGAATCCAAGTCCATGTGGGATAAGAACGCAATGGCGATCAAAGCGCTTGCTCCAGGGGTTGCTTCGGTTCAAAAGTACGCAGATGACACCAGAGCTCAGGCAGCAAAGACTTTTGGGCAGAAGGATTGTAGCCAGATTAACCAGGGTAAAAGTCCTACCTATCTACCTACAACCCCGCCAATAGTACCTGCGAAGTAATTCCTTCAACAAGTAAAGGAGGTGAAAGTCATTCCTAAGTCCCATGCAAGATCGGGCAGAGATCCGGATGACCTCCCTCCTCTGCCTGCTCCGGCTAAAAATCGTGAAAGACGTACGCAACAACTTGTTGCGGCCGCCGAAAAACTGATCGAAGAGCGTATTCACAAAGGAATTGCCTCGCCAACTGAGGTTGTCGCGATTATTCGTCTCGGAACGGAGATGGAGCGCGCCAACATCGAGCGAATCCGGATGCACACCGAGTATTTGCAAGCTCAGAAGGCTAAAGCCGAGTCCGAGACCGTCCGGGAAGAGCTATTCACTCGAGCTATGCAGGCAATGTCTCGTTACCAAGGTCGGGATGAGGATAATGAGAACGTACAGTGAACTCATTAAGCGAACTGCGCTCATCTCTCGATTTCGCTATCTCAAGCTCGAGGGCGAGATCGGGGTTGCGACCTTCGGTTACGACCGACCACTTAACCAGGGGTTCTACCACAGCTTTGAGTGGAAGAGAGTACGAGATCTTGTCATTATTCGCGATCAGGGATGTGACATGGGCCTCCCAGCCTTCCCGATCCACGACAAGGTCCTGGTTCACCACATGAACCCCCTGGCTGCGCACGACATTCTTCATGGCAACGCCGACATTCTCGATCCTGAGTTCTTGATCTGCGTTTCACCAAGTACACACAACGCGATTCACTTCGGAGACGAGAGTCAACTACCGAAAACCTTCGTGGAGAGAACTCCCGGAGATACCAAACTCTGGTAAGGAGATCAGCATGACCGAGCAGACCCCCGAGAACATGACCCAGGACCCGCAGGGCGACGTCGTCGAGCTCGAGACCGAGGGAACTGAGGTCCAGCAGCCTGCTGCCCCGACCACCTCTCCGGACGTCGTCATCACCGACGACCCGGGTGACGCTCCGGACCCCAACGCCGCTCAGGGCGATGACGGATCCTCCGAGGACACCGACGACGACCCGGCTTCGGCCGACGAGGCCGTCTCGGCCGACAACGTTCTCAACGAAGAGTAATGCGCAAGGGCAAAGCCGCAGGTCAATGGGCACTCAATCGGGTTAAGAACGAATCGTACCCCGGTTACTGCAAGAAGTTCGTCCGTTCGGCCTTCGACGTTCCGAGCAAGTCGCTCTCTGCGGCGCAAGCATGGCGCGAGACCAAGTTCAAGGTAACACCCAAGGACATCAACGACACTCCTGCGTTTGTCCCAGCGTATTTCGACACTGGACCTAATGGTCACGTCGTAATCACCATCGGTAAGGACCGTCAGGGACGTCGTCTTTGTGTGTCGACAGATGTACAAGACAGCGATCATGACGGACGCCGAGAAGTTGGAATCGTTCCCCTCGAGTCACTGAAAAAGTGGGGTCCGTTCCAAGGTTTCGGCTATGACTTCGATGGAGTGATGGTGGCAGACCGACCGGCAGCAAAGAAGGCCCCAGCAAAGAAGGCTACGGTCAAGGGCAAGACGCTCTCGGTCGAAGACATCGCAGCAGAGGTCGTCGCAGGCAAGTGGGGTAACGGCGTCGAACGCAAGCACCGGGTTCAGCAAGCTGGTTACAACTACAGCGAGGTTCAGGACGCGGTAAACGCAATCCTCAAGCGGCGCTAGCCGCAACGGAGGGAAGACATGAGCAGCATTCTGGATGATGTTAAGCACATGCTGGGTCTTCTCCCTGCAGAAACAGCGTTCGATTCCGATGTTATCATCCACATCAATTCCGTGTTCGGGGTCCTGCATCAACTCGGTGTGGGACCCCCCGGCGGATTTCGGATCGACGACAACAGCACCGACTGGGACGACTTCATCACAGATGATCGCCTCAACGGCGTGAAGAGTTACATGTTTCTGAGGGTGAAGTTGTTCTTCGATCCGCCTCAGACCGGCTTTACGGAGCAATCAATGCAGCGACAGATCACTGAGCTGGAATACCGTCTCAATGTTGCTGCAGAGTACCCGTACTTCGGAGCTGGCGGACAAACAGTAATCCTTGAAGGTGGTGTTGGCTGATGGCCGAGTCCCAAGAGGTCATCATCCACTTTCGAAAGAATACTGCTGAAGGTTGGCTCGTCAACGACCGTATTCTGGATGCAGGAGAACCGGGATTCGAGATGGACACTGGGCGAATGAAAATTGGAAATGGGCGAACCCCGTGGTCGCGCCTTCCGTATCTGAATTCCGATTCGGACGCCGCAGCGGCGCTTCTGGCGCACATCAATTCACCGGCTCCTCATCCAGTGTACGACGACGGACCCACGTTGACTCTACTCTATGAGAACTCGAAGGTGTGATCCATGGCTAGTCTAATTAGCCGACTCGGTGATTTGATCACCGCCATCGGCACAGACATCAAGCAACAGCGGACGTGGATCACCGGGTCTTCGTCTGGAAACCTCACCGGCCTGACTACCACGGACAAGACCAGCATCGTTAACGCGATCAATGAGGTCAAGGCCGGTAGTGGTGCACCAGCGGCGGCATCCGAAACCGTTTCGGGTATCATGGAGCTTGCCACCCAGGCCGAGACCAACGCCGGAACAGATGACCTTCGGGCCGTCACTCCGCTCAAGTTTCAGACGCGCATGGCCGCGTACGCGCAACCGCTCGATTCTGATCTGACGGCGATCGCCGCTCTTACTACGACTGCTTTTGGTCGGTCTTTCCTAGATCGCGTCGACGCTGCTGCTGGTCGTACGCTTCTCGGGCTTGGTACCGCAGCGACTACTGCCGCTTCCGCTTATGAAGTTGCAGGGGCAGCAGCTGCAGCACAAGCAGCTTCTCAGCCGCTTGACTCAGACTTGACGGCGATTGCTGCACTCACCACTACCGCGTACGGGCGCGCGTTCCTGGCGCTCGTGGACCAAACAGCACTTCAGGCGTTGCTTGGTCTGGACACGGACGTGGCTCTTGCTGCGAACAGTGACGCCAAGATTCCCACGCAGAAGGCAGTTAAGGCCTACGCGGATGGTCTTCTCGACGCCAACAATGCCTACCAGTACAAGGGCGTCATCGACGCGAGCCTCAACCCGAACTACCCGGCCGCGTCTGCTGGCCACACCTACAAGATCAGCGTCGCAGGTAAGATCGGTGGGGCTTCGGGCATCAACGTCGAGGTTGGCGACACGATCACGGCTCTCGTTGACGGTTCTGCTGCGGGCAACCAGGCAACTGTCGGTGCCAACTGGATCGTCATGCAGACCAACATCGATGGTGCTGTGGTCGGTCCCGCGTCCTCGACTGCTGGTGACCTGGTCACTTTCTCAGGAACCACGGGCAAGGTCGTTCAGGACTCGGCCGTCTCGATCTCGACCGACGGCACCCTGGCGACGAACAACAACACCAAGGTCCCGACTGAAGGTGCGATCCGTACCTATCTTGCGGCGACCTACTACAACGCGGCTGCTCTTGGTAACCCCGACACTGACCTCGTGGCTCTGTACACGACCGCTAAGACGTAAACATGGCGTCACTTCAGAGTCGCCTAAACGATTTGATTGTGGCACTGGGTGCCGACTTCAAGCTCGACACGGTTCCGTTTATTTTCTCTTCAGCCGGTGCTCAAACCGTGAAGACAGGCGTCTCTAAGGTTCCGTTGTTGGGCAGTGGAACAATCGTAGCGGTCAAGGGGTATTTGAACACGGCCCCTACAGGAGCAACATTCATTGTCGACGTCAATAAGAACGGCACAACCATTTTCGGCACGCAAGCTAACCGTCCGACGTGGTCGATTAGCGCGAATGCAGCGACTGTTGGTGCACTGTCTGTTACCACTTTCGCCGCCAACGATGTTCTTAGCGTTGATGTTGATCAGATTGGATCTACTGTTGCTGGATCCGATCTTACAGTTGTCGTCTACTGTCTGAGAACTAGCTAAGGAGAAGCCATGACAACGCCGGGTTCAGAGAATCGCCCCCAAGGCGAGTACGTCCTGCAGGTCGTGATCGGCGTGGACGATCAGTACCAAACCATGCTGAACAACGCGCTCAAGACGCATCTCACCGATGCGATGAAGACCGCGATCATTCAGTGGAACAAGATGATGACCGGCATCAAGCCCGACGCCGGAGACCGTGGGACCGCTGTTCAGAAGTCCCTCACCTGGGTCGACACCGATGGGGTCCCGACCGGACAGTAGGTAACTTGTGGCAATTTCACTGCTAGCTACGGGACAGTCGGTTACGGCAAACGCTGCTGCTCCTGCGGCTATCACGTGGACTACTGCCCCGATTCAAGGCGACGTTGCTGTTGTCTTTGGCGGTCATGCCGATCCTACGGCGGGAAAGGCCTACGGTCCTTCTACTGCGGGTTATACCTTAGCTGTCGGAAGCAACTCTGCTCGTCCGAACATCGGCCTTTGGTACAAGGTCATGGGCGCTTCTCCGGATACGTCCGTGGCCTTTCTCGGAACCACCACTGCAGGCACAGCAAACAACTATGTGTCATTCATCTTACGCGGAGTCGATCCTACCACTCCGTTGGATGGAACGGCCGTTCTAAGTGCGGTTGCGGCTACTTCGGGTGATCCGATTACAACAACTCAAAACAACTCCTGGGTGATCGTAGGCGGCGCTGGTTCAGGAACGCTTAACCCAACAGGTTTCCCAACAGGTTACACCAGCATCAAGGGTCAAGCTTCTTCCGCAGCAACCAACTCCCTCCAGCTGAGTGTGGTTCGAAAGACTGTTACTCCTGCTGGAGTTGAAGATCCGCCGGACTGGTCTGCGTGGTCGCGCGTCGCACCACAGCGCCACATCACCGCTGCTTTCCGTGAGCTGGTAGCAGGCGGAGGTCCGGCAGCATTTGAAGGTTGGGGGATTCCGATCTAGAAAGGAGTAGCCGATGGCACTCGATAATGCGGCAACTCCGATCTATTACGGACTCTTCCGGGAGAAAGTGCTTCGCGGCGAGATTCCGGTATGCGAAGAGATCTCTTTGGAGATGAACCGAATCGATGAACTCGTTAGGAACCCGAATGTCTACTATGACGACAGGGCCATCGACGGTTTCATTGCTTTCGTCGAAGAAGAGATGACGCTGACGGACGGATCTGATGTCCACCTAATGGATTCGTTCAAGCTCTGGGCCGAACAGCTGCTTAGCTGGTTCATATTCGTCGAACGTAATGTCTGGGACAACGACACCCAGTCTTTCCAGACAAAGACGATTAAGAAGCGACTCCGGGACACCCAGTATCTTATCGTCGCTCGCGGTTCAGCTAAGTCGATGTATGTCACGTTCCTTCAGGCATATTTCTTGACTGTCGATACATCGACAACGCACCAAGTCACAGTCGCTCCGACCATGAAGCAAGCCGAAGAAGTGATGACGCCAATCAAGACGGCGATCACTCGAGCTAAAGGGCCTTTGTTTCAGTTCCTGACCGAAGGATCTCTCAACAACACTACGGGCGCGCGCTCGGGTAGACAGAAGCTCACCTCCACCAAGAAGGGGATTGAGAACTTCCTTACCAACTCGTTGCTCGAGATCCGACCGATGGACATTGATAAGCTCCAAGGCCTTCGAACCAAGTACAACTCGGTCGATGAATGGCTCTCTGGCGAGACCCGAGAGAACGTCATCACGGCCCTCATGCAAGGCGCGCGTAAGTTCGAAGATCCGATCCTCGTTGCCATCTCGAGCGAGGGAACGATCCGTAACGGTATCGGCGACACGATCAAGATGGAGCTTGCCCTGGTCTTAAAGGGCGAGATGATTCAAGACAACGTGTCCATATTTCACTACAAGCTCGATCAGGTTGAAGAGGTTGCCCATCCGCACCTTTGGATCAAGGCCAACCCCAACCTAGGCATCACCGTCTCGTACGAGACCTATCAAGCTGATGTCGAGCGCGCCGAGCAACTTCCTGCGTCACGCAATGAGATCCTAGCTAAGCGGTTTGGTCTTCCGATGGAGGGCTACACCTACTTCTTCACCTATGAAGAGACCTTGATGACTCTGAAGCAGCACATGCCAGGACGATTCATGGGAATGCCTTGTTCGCTCGGCATTGACCTCTCCCTGGGTGATGACTTCACGGCGTTCACCTTCCTGTTCCCGCTCAGCTCTGGAGAGTTCGGAGTTAAGACGCGAAGCTACATCACGCGCCGGACCCTCGAGCTTCTACCGACGGCTAAGCGCCACAAGTACGACGAGTTCGTCGAAGAAGGAACGCTGATCATCTTTGATGACAACGTTCTGGAGATGATGGATGTTTACGATGACGTCAGTGCTCACTGGGAACAGATGGAGTACGACATCCGTACCGTTGGTTATGACCCCTATAACGCAAAGTCCTTCATGGAGCGTTATGAGCGTGAGAATGGGCCCTACGGGCTTGAACGAGTTATCCAAGGCGCGCGTACGGAGTCAGTACCTTTGGGGGAACTTAAAATCCTCGCGGGTCTCAAAGCCCTGAAGTTCGATGAGAAGATCATGCAGTTTACGATGGGCAACGCTGTGACCTGGGAAGATACCAACGGAAACAAAAAGCTTGTCAAGCGTCGTAACGACGAGAAGATCGACAACGTCTCAGCCCTCATGGACTCATACGTTGCGTACAGGAACCAAGTGGACCACTTCAGCTAAGGAGGTGAAACTGTGGGACGAGTTGTCCGGGCGTTGAAGCACGCTTGGAATGCGTTTGAAGACGCGCCAAGGGATCTGAGTCCTACGTACGTCGGTGGGCCCAGCGTACCTCCGAGGCAAAATCGGTATCCGATGCGCTTCGTCAACGACAAGTCCATCATCGGGGCTATCTATACCCGACTAGCGCTTGACGTTGCCAGCGTTGAGTTCATCCACTGCAAGATCGACGATCACGGCGTTGCGACCGAGTTGGTTAAAGATTCTCTTCACGACCGAATCAGTCTTGACCCCAACATCGACCAGTCGGCTCAGGCCTTCAAGCAGGATGTTGCTCTTACGATGTTCGAGCGAGGCCACGTCGCGATTGTTCCAATCGAAAGTGACATCAACCCGCTGATCAGTACGGCGTACCAGATCAAGCAGCTGCGAGTTGGTTACGTGGTCGCTTGGTTCCCGAAGAAGGTTACGGTTGAGGTCTATGATGACCGTGAGACTGATGGTTCGGGAAATCCGGTCAACGGAGGCATCGTAAAGCAGATTACTTTGCCCAAGGACATGGTCGCCATCATCGAGAATCCGTTCTACTCGGTGATGAACGAACCCAGCGGAACGCTTCAACGGCTTCTTCGCAAGCTCTCGATTCTTGACGGGATCGATGAAGCAATCGGCTCGGGCAAGCTGGACCTGATCTTCCAGCTCCCCTACACGGTTCGTAGCCCTGCCCGAAAGCTCGAGGCCGAGGGTCGACGGGCGGCTCTTCGCGATCAGCTTAAGGATGACGAACTGGGCATTGGCTACATCGATGTCTCGGAGAAGGTCATCCAGCTTAACCGGCCGATCGAAAACAAGCTGCTCGAGCAGATCACTGCTTTGACTAAACAGCTCTACGACCAGCTCGGTGTGACGCCCGAGATTCTCAACAGCACGGCAGATCGAAACGCGGTCAACGGCTACTACGACCGCACGATCGAACCCATTGCAAATGCGATCGCCTTGGAGATGAAGCGTAAGTTCCTCACCAAGACCTCGCGTGCGCAGAACCACTCGATCGAGATCTACCGTGACCCGCTCAAACTCATCCCTGTTGAGGAGCTGGCTGAGGTGGCGGACAAGCTGATTCGTAACGCGATCCTTACGGCGAACGAGTTCCGCCCGAAGATCGGTTACTGGCCGTCGTCTGAACCGAGCGCAAACGTTCTACAGAATCCGAACATGCCAGTTCATGATCAGATTCAAGCTCCACAAGCGCCACAACTTCCCGCTGGAGAGGGGGATCCGAATGGCCAAGGATTACGTCGCATCGTTTAGCGAGGTCAAGGCCTCGGACGCTCTTCACTTCGGTGTGAAGGGAATGCATTGGGGCGTTCGTAAGTCTCGTTCCGGTGGTGGATCTTCTGGATCGGCAAAGCCCACGCACGCGCGCAAGAAGGAAGATGCCGCAAAGGCTAAGGCTAAGGTCGGCGCAGCTCACGATGCTCGAATCGAAAAGCTGAAGGCGGGAACCGGAAGGCCGTTGATCGTCAACGGCAAGAAGCTTTCCACCAAAGAGTCGATCGATCATCTCGAGAAGCAAAAGAAGAAGCTGGGTCTGAAGCCTTTGAAGAAGGTTGAAGCCAAGCCGACCGACGTCATCAAGAAGGACGAGTCGCCGAACGACACCTATGCTCGGCTTAAGGCAAAGGCCAAGAAGGATGGGCCAAACAGCCTGACTGATGACGAGCTGAAGTACCTCAATGGCCGATCGGAGGCCTTGAGTAAAGCGCAGAAACTTGTGGCTGATCCTGAATCTTGGCTTTCAAAGACCGTGAAGTCTACGTTCCAGAGCGTTCTGCAGGACACGATGAAGAATGTAGCCACTACGGCGGCCACAGCCTTCGTTGCAGATCGCGCTAACACCAAGATCAAGACGGCGGCCAAGACAAAGTCGGGAACTGGGACAGCAACAACCTCCAAAGGTCACATACTTCCAGTTCCGTTTAAGGTGACGACACTCTGAGTGAGGAAACCGTCAAAATGACAGTGAAAACCAAGACTCCTAGTTTCTCGGGGTACGTCACCAAGGCGAACCTTGAGTGCTCGGATGGTCGGATCATCATGTCCGACGCGTTCAAGCACCAGGACGGGACGAAGGTCCCGTTGGTGTACCAGCATAACCACAAGGACGCAGGTCAGGTCCTTGGTCACGTCGTTCTGACCCACAAGGAAGACGGGATCTGGGGCGACGCCTACACCAACAACACGGTTCAGGGCAAGAACGCAGTGGAGTTGGTTCAGCACGGCGACATCGACAAGTTCTCCATCTGGGCGAAGAACCTGGTGGAGAGCGGACGCAATGTCAAGAAGGGTGACATCCAGGAGGTGTCCATCGTTCTTGCTGGGGCGAACCCCGGCGCTCTGATCACGGAGCGTGAGTTGGCCCACTCCGGCTACGACGAGGATGTTGAGTTTGTCCTCGTAACCGGCGAACTGACTCACGCCGATCCAACTCCTCCGACCGAGCCTGCTCCTCCGGCTCCTCCGGCCAACGCCGATGGGGCTGAGAAGACCGTCGGTGAGGTCCTTTCCACCCTTTCCGAGGAACAGCAGCAAGCAGTCAACCAGGTCATCGAAGAGGTTGTCACCGAAGCCGTTGCCGAGGCGACCACCCAGGCCGCCCTTCAGCACGACGCTCTTAAAACTCAGGAGGAAAACAGCATGACTCGCAACGTCTTCGACCAGACGACGGACGGCGGTAGCAAGCTTCCGCAGCTGAAGCACGCAGACGTCCAGGCGCTGTTCACTGCTGCCCGTGAAGGCAAGGTGGATTCCCTCAAGGAGTTCCTCCGTAGCAACAGCGGCCAGGAGCTCATGCACGCTGTCGACTACGGTGTCGACAACATCGAGGTTCTGTTCCCGGACGCCCAGGCGCTCATGCGTACCCCGACCTGGGTCGACCGTCGCCAGGAGTGGGTCAAGGTCTTCATGGCGGGAACCAGCAAGTCCCCGTTCAGCCGGGTCAAGACCATGTACGCCGACATCACGGCGGAAGAGGCCCGCGCGAAGGGTTACATCAAGGGCAACCAGAAGACCGAAGAGGTCTTCCCGGTGTTCAAGCGGAGCACTGGCCCGACGATGGTCTACAAGAAGCAGAAGCTCGACCGCCAGGACATCATCGACGTCACAGACTTCGACATCGTCGCATGGCTCAAGGCCGAGATGCGGGGCAAGCTCGACGAGGAAATCGCACGGGCTGGCCTGTTCGGAGATGGCCGCGCTGCGGACTCCGACGACAAGATCCAGGAGCCGACCGGCAACTCTGGTGACGGCATCCGTTCCATCATCAACGACCACGAACTCTACGCCGAGACCATCGGTGTCGACCTTCCTGCAACTCCTGTCAACGACCAGTGGAACGCGCTTATCGACGCGGCCGCTGTCAACCGTGAGTCCTACATGGGCTCGGGTAACATCACTGCCTTCATGACATTCGGCACGGCGGCGAAGATGCTTACCGTCCGGGACGAGTTCGGTCACCGGATGTACAAGAACCTCTCCGAGCTGGCCGGGGACATGGACGTCAACCAGATCGTTCGCGTTCCGACCTCTCTGTGGGCCGACACGGACATCTTGATGATCCTCGTCGACCTCTCGGACTACAACTTCGGTACGAACGCCGGTGGGCAGGTCACCCTGTTCGACGACTTCGACATCGACTTCAACCAGTACAAGTACCTGATGGAGACATACCTCTCAGGTGCTCTTACTCTTCCGTACTCGGCGCAGATCTACCGTCGCAACGCCGCTGGCGGCACGGTTGCTATCGCTGCCCCGACCTTCACGGATGGCGAAGACGGTACCGGCACCATCGTGATCCCGGCCCGCGTTGAGGGTCGTACCTACCTGGTCAACGGTCAGCCGCAGGCTCCTGGCTCGACTGTCACGATCAACGACCCGGCCAACGTCGTGGTTCGCGCGGACGCGGGATACACCCTCGCTGCGGGTACTTCGAGCTGGACCTACACCCCGACCACGGCCTGATCTGACCCATGAAGTACTCGGGAAAGATCGGCTTTGCGTCTAAGGTCGAGACTTCCCCGGGCGTCTGGGAAGACGTAATCACCGAACGCGACTACATCGGTGACGTGCTTCAGAGGACGGAGCGGCTGGATACTGGTTCTACGATTATCCCAAGTTATCGTACAACTACCAGCTACTCCGTCCTCTCAGACGGCGTTCTGAAAGAGCGCTACTCCGACGTTCGCTACATTTCCGATCAGGGAACCCGGTGGAAGGTCGATTCGATCATCCGCAAGTTCCCTCGCATGGAGATGTTCGTATCTGAGGAGTACAATGGGCCAACGCCTTGAGCTTCAGACGTTACTAGAAGAGATGGCTGCGCCGCATTCGGTATATTTCCAGCCACCTCAAGATAGCGGTATGAGTTACCCATGCATTGTATACCAATGGGACGACGCAATCGTCGACCACGCGGACAATGTTAACTACAAGTACTCAAAGCGCTATCAAGTCACGGTCATCGACCGTAACCCCGACAGCGAAATCGCAGATGCGGTCAAAGAGCTTCCCTATACGAGGTTTGATCGTTTCTTCGTCACCGATGGCTTAAACCATACGGTGTTCCAGATGTTCTTCTAGGAAGGAAGACATAGCATGACCGCATTGGTCTGGGACGCTCCTGAAGAGCGTGTCTTTGAGACCGGCGTCGATCACGGTGTTCTGTACACGCCTGACTCCAACGGCGAGTACAACACGGGAGTGGCCTGGAACGGCCTTACCGGTGTCACCGAGTCGCCTTCGGGTGCCGAACCGCAGAAGACCTACGCAGACAACATTCTGTACGGAACGCTGTTCTCCGCTGAGGAGTTCGCGGCCACGGTCGAGGCCTACACCTGCCCGGACGAGTTCTGGGAGTTCGATGGTGTGAGGGTCACCGCTGGTGGCGTTCAGCTCGGTCAGCAGAGCCGACCCGCTTTCGGCTTCTCCTACCGCACCAACAAGGGCAACGCCCTCGACGGCGACGCCGGTTACGTCCTTCACCTCGTCTACGGTTGCCAGGCGGCTCCGAGCGAGAAGGCGTACAAGACGATCAACGACAGCCCGGAGATGACGACCTTCAGCTGGTCGCTGTCGACGACTCCTGTCGCGGCCACGGGTTACAAGCCCACGGCCATCGTCAAGGTCGACTCGACGGACCCGCGCGTTGACGCTGGTCGTCTGGCTGCCCTCGAGGCGATTCTCTACGGCGGACCCGGCGTGGACCCGCGTCTTCCGCTTCCGGATGAGGTCGTCACGCTCATCGGCACTGGCGTCAGCCTGATCACGCCGACTGCTCCGACCTACAACTCCACCACTGACATCATCACGATCCCCTCGATCACTGGTGTTCAGTACTCGATCGACGGTGTCGGCGATGTCGACCCGGGCCCGTACGGTCCGATCGCGGCCAACACCGTGGTTCGCGCTCGTCCGGAGCCGGGTTACAACTTCACCGGTACCTACGTCACCGCTTGGCTGATCGTCTTCAGCTAAACCCTCACAAACAGGAGGAAGAGAGTGCTCGAGCTAAAGGTTACACAGAACGACAAGCCCGTAATTCTCAAACTTGAGCACTCTCTTCTATCCCTGTCAAAATGGGAGTCAAAACACCGTAAGGCCTTCCTTGGCCCCACGGCAAAGACGCATGTCGAGATGATCGAGTACTTCGAAGACATGCTAGTTACCCCCGGAAACAAAGATCTGGTGTACCTACTTGCGCCGGATCAGCTCGAGGAAGTTACCAACTACATCAACGCAAACCGATCTGCTTCATCGGTTCCTGAGATCCAATCCAAGAGTCCCTTCCAGAACGAGATCGTAACTTCGGAACTGATCTACTACTGGATGGTCGCACTCCGCATTCCGTTCGACGCCGAGAAGTGGCACCTCTCGCGGCTTCTCATGCTGATCCGAATCACCAACTTCAAGTCTGAGCCGCCCAAGAAGCAGAGTGCTGCTCAGAAGATGGCGGATTGGCGCAAGTTGAACGAAGAGCGTAAGGCAAAGCTCAATACTAAGGGTTGAAAGGAGGCTAGGTGCTTACCTGGGATCCCCCAAATGAGAGATACTTCCATCAGGGCTTAGATCGCGCGGCTATCTACATCGGAGATGATCCGCCGGTAGCTTGGAATGGTCTCACCGATGTTAGCGAGGGCGGCTCGAACAACAGCGACATCATGTATCGAGACGGTAAGATCATCCTAGCCGACATGGATGCATCCGACTTTCAAGCGAGTATCACGGCGCTGTTCTTCCCTGACGAGTTCTCAGCGTGCATTGGAATTCCGGAAGTAGCAGAGAATCTCTACGTCGACAACCAGAAGCCCAAGCGATTCAATCTCACCTATCGCACTCTGGTTGGTAACGGTAGTACTGGAGACCTGTTCGGTTACCAGATTCATCTGGTTTACAATGCTCTCGCGGCCGTGGGCACGCGCGCGCGAAAGACTCTCAGTGACAATCCCGAGATGATGCCGTTCTCGTTCGATCTGGTCTGCACTCCTGTGAAGCTTCCCGGCTTCCGTCCGAGTGCGCACTACATCATCGACACTCGAGGAATGCAGTCGGGCCAGCGTCAAGAGCTGGAAGATCTTCTCTACGGCAAGGGCGTGACACCCGGACATTTCCCCACTGTCGATGAGTTGTTCGAACTGATGAACTTCGGCGTCATCATGAAGGTCCACAATAACGGCGACGGAACATACAAGATCTACGGTGCGGAACAGTACTTCACTGACAACGGTGACGGTTCTTACGTGGTCACTAACATGAATGCTGTTGTCGCTGGAAGCAATTACGCCATTAGCGACGGCGGCAATACCGTCATCGTGCCATAAGGAGGAGTGCGTGGCTACCATCAATGTGCTGACGCAGGCAGCTGCGGACGCCGTTCTTGCTCAATCTGTCGTGTCGTTCTCGATCAATGGTTCTGGACACCTGATCGGAACCAAACATGACGGTTCAACATTCGACGCCGGTGACTTCAACACGGTGATCACTTCGCTGATCAACACGGTCCTGGCTTCAGCCACCCTCAACAAAATCCTTGTGTCGGTGACCAACGTAGCTGATATCCCCATCCGTGCAAAAGGCATGTCCGGTCAGACCGGTGACCTTCAGCAGTGGCAGAACAACGCAGGTACCGCTCTGGCCAAGATGGACAAAGACGGCAAGCTCACCGCCGTTGCGCTTCTTGGAACTGCGATCGATGGCGATTTGAACACGCTGACGAATCTGAATGCGGCAAAGGTCGATAGCAAGAAGGTTACGGTCAACGCGACAGCTCCTTCGACGCCCTCGACCGGTGACATCTGGATCAACCCAACTGGGGCGTGATTTAGATGACACTCACCGCCTCGGCCAAGTCAGAATCAATTGCTGACTTTAGTGCATCAATGGCCGGTCACATTCAGGCGTGGGTTTGGACCGGAGTCAACTCACAAACCACGACCCAAACGCTTATCGACTACGTCTTCGGCTTCAAGCAGACACAGTCATATTCCGACACTCAGGACTTTGATGCCTGGATCAACGGCACCAACGTCCATTCGGAAACCACGACCAACAACAAGGGTGCCGATGAGTGGCAGTTCTACACGGTAACCAAGACCTACAACCGGCCCGCTTATGGCTCAGCAGATGTCTATCAGGACGCTCGTTGTCGCGTTGATGGCATCTTCGATGGCCCGACGTCAGACACCGGTACGCACAACATCACCACCAAGGTCCCGGCCAAGGCAGGTACGGTTCTTGCCGCTCCGAGTGGCGTTTACTGGGCTGCCGCTACTTCATCGTCGCTGACGTTCAACTGGAGCGATCCTCCGAGTGCCGGAATTGGTCCTGCTCCGGACAACATGTGGGTTCAGTTGGCGACCGATCCTGGGTTCACCAACCTGGTTGCTAACGGCTTTGCCGGAAACGTCAACACATGGACTGCAACCGGTCTCACTCGAGCCACGACGTACTACTTTCGCGTCTACGCTCACAACTCGGTCGGTGCCAGTCCATTCTCGGGCGGTGTTGGTGGAACCACTTCGCCAACTGTTCCGGACACAATGGCGGCTCCGACGGTTCTTACGCCCACTACTGACGGCTTCAGTGTTCAGTTCACTGCGCCCAACAACGGTGGATCTGCGATCAGTTCTTATGAGATCCAGGTCAGTAAGGACAACTTCGCTACGGTTGCAGCTACTTTCACTGGCGTAACCTCTTCACCCAAGGTACTGACCGGACTAAGTCCCGGAACCAAGTATCGAGCTCGAGTTCGAGCGATCAACGCAGTGGGCGGAGCATCTTGGTCTGCGTCATCAGCAGAGATTCAAACTCTGGGTGGTGTCAAAGTCTGGAATGGAACGGCGTGGATCGAAGGTATCGTCCGAACCTGGGACGGTTCTTCGTGGAAGGTTGTCGTTGTCCGTAAGTGGAACGGAAGCAGTTGGGTCGTATGATCGGATTCACTACTTCCGGCGACACTAAGAAGACCGAAGCCTTCCTCGATGCCATGATCCATGATAAGCCGTACAAGAATGCTGAGCGTATGGCCCAATTGGGCGTCGCAATGCTTCGTCAAGCCACCCCTGTTGACTCCGGTCTAACGGCCGAGAAATGGGGTTATGAAATCGTTCAAAATGGGAGTAGTTTTACCATCTGGTGGACTAACACTCACGTCCAAGACGGTTTCAACATTGCGGTTGGTCTCCAGTATGGACATGGAACCGGACGCGGAGGCTATGTCCAGGGTCGGGATTACATCAATCCTTCGATGGCTGGCGTCTTTAAGAAGATCATCGACGATGTGTGGAGGGAGGTTCAGAAGGCATGAGTTCTACAGACAATCGCATAGTCAAGATGGTCTTCGACAACGCGACGTTCAAGCGGGCGGCAGAGGAAACCAAAGCCAAGCTTGCCCAGGTTAACGACGCGATTGACCGTGCTGGTAAAAGCAAGGGTCTTCTGAACCTTAACTCCAACATGAAGGAAGTTGCGATCAATGCATCCAAGATGCAGGTTGCAACAGCTGCAGCAATCGGTGCCGTCTCAGCTAAGCTCGCGATAGCCGGTAGCAACATGTTGAAGTCGTTCGCCATTGACCCCATCAAACAGGGTTTCAATGAGTATGGTGAACTGCTGACGAAGCAGAACACCATCATGAACGCCACACACAAGTCTGCAGCCCAGGTCAAGGCCGTCCTCAACGACCTGAACCACTACTCAGACAAGACGATCTACAAGTTCAGTGACATGACGAGCGGTCTTACCAAGTTCGTCAACGCTGGCATTCCTCTGAAGCAAGCTGCAACGGCGGTCCAGGGTGTTGCCAACGCGGCTGCATATGCGGGAGCAAATTCAGATGAAGCAGGCCGTGCTATGTACGGCTTCAGCCAGGCACTGGCCACTGGTTATCTGGGTCTGCAGGACTTCATGCAGATCGAGAACGCAAACATCGCAACAAAGGAATTCAAGAAGAACCTGCTTGACGCAGCAGTTGCTGTGGGAACGCTTAGTGAAAAGGGCGGTAAGTACTTCACTAAGGGCAAGAAGGCCGTCGAGGTTACCACCCAGAATCTTCGAGGGAATCTCAAGAGCCAAATCATTACCTCCAAAGCTCTTAGTATGGCCCTTCAGGGCTACACCAAGGGCGATCTGGGTAGGAAGGCAACTGAGGCAGCCACTAAGGTTCGTACTCTGGGTGCATTCCTGGACACCACCAAGGAAGCAATCGGTTCTGGTTGGGGTCAGGTATTCACCGCGCTGTTGGGCGGCCTCGACGACGCCACGAACATGTGGACGAAGCTCTCTAACGCGGTCAACGGCGCGATCAGTACCTTCTTCAACTTCATCTCCGCTTCCCTTCAAGTATGGCGTGATCTGGGCGGCGCAGCCGAGATCGGTAAGGCGTTGCAGAACGCGTTCTCTCCGATCGGCGCTATATTTAAGGTTCTGGGAGACTCGTTCCACAAGGCATTCGGTGGAGAGGGAAGTAAGGGTCCAGGCTCCACTCTCTATGCGCTTTCTGTAGCCATCAAGATCCTTACACTACCTCTATTGGGTCTGGCTAAGCTCATCCTGCTCCTGGAGACTCCGCTAACTATATTCTTCCAGATCATCCGTCTTGGCGGTCTGGCAATCGGCGCAGTCATTCAGTACTTCATCTCCTTCGTCAAGGTGTTCATCAGCCTGACGACGTTCAAGATGCCAGGAGCCCAGGACACCAGCAACATCCTGGGATGGATCATCGCTCTGGCTCACGCCATTGCTGATGCAGTGAAGCAGTTCAAGGTTCTTATTCAGGGTGGAGCATCCATCAGCGATGCATTCAAGTCGATCCACTTTAGTCTGCCTAAGTTCCCTGATCTGAAGAACTGGTTCTCCGGCATCAAGCTGCCCAAGATCAAGTTCCCGGGCTTCGATGCACCGCAGCTGCCTAAGTTCGGTGGTTTCGGACTCGATCTTCCGGGGATCTTTGGTGGCGGTAAGGGCGGCAAGAGCGACGATCAGGTTTCCAAGGTGCAAGAGCTCTCGACTAAGGTCATGGAGCTCACCTCGAGCAGTAAGTCGCTCGACTATGTCATGCAGGGCCTTTCTGAGAATTCGATTCTACACGATTCCGGGGACCAGTTCCAAGGCGTCGTCAATATTCGTAATCTCGAGCAGGGCATGGATCAGGTCTCGGTCAAGGTCGAGAAGGGCAAGAACATCCTCGGCCAGTTCTGGGACTTCATCAAGAAGATCGGCAGTGCGATTGGAACCTTCCTGGGCAAGATTCAGGGAGATGACGTTGTCACTGCTACGAACTTCGCGATCCTGGGCACCATGGGTCTGATGTTCGCTCGCTTCATCAAGGCTCTCACCACCGGCTTGTCTACGTTCCAGGACATTGGTAAATCGGCTAAGAACGTCTTGGATTCGACCAGTAGTGCACTTAAGTCTTTCCAGACTGTAGCTAAGGCTCAGCTGATCAAGACCATCGCCATTTCGCTGTTGCTTCTGGCCGGAGCATTGGTGATTCTTTCTCTTATTCCGAGAGAAAAGCTAATCACGGCTCTTATGGGTATGGCAGGCGTTGTTGCCGCACTGAGCATCATCATGCTGGTCTTCACCAAGACGATCAAGTCTCTGGACGGCAAGAAGGTCGCATTCAAGCTCTATGCTCTGGGCTTCGCTATCGCGGCCGTTGGTCTTGGTATGCTCTTCCTTGCTGGCGCTATGCTGATTATGCAGCATGTGGACAACAAGTCGATCGTCAAGACTCTGCTCACGCTCGTGGTTATATTTAAGTCCCTCGAGCAGTTCGGTAAGCTCGGAGATAAGTCTGGCCGTAAGATCCTGGCAGCAGCGATCTCGATCGGCATTATCGGCGCGTCTTTGATCATCTTGGCCACAGCGATGCTGTTGTTCAAGCTGGTCGATTACAAGTCGATGGCTAAGGCTGGTGCCGTAATTACGGTACTGACCGCTGCGCTTCTGCTCCTTGGATCTGTTCCGGCTGCACGTTTGGCTAAGTCCGGAACGGCAATCCTGGCGATCTCGGTTTCGATGTTGCTTCTTGCCAATGCGCTGATCATATTTGCGCGGATCGACTGGCAATCCATCGTCAAGGCGGGCGTGGTTCTTGCTGGGCTTACTCTGGCATTGATATTGATGTCGGGTGTAGGCATTCAAGGTGCTGCGGTTATCGTCGCAGTAGGTGCTGCAATGCTTGCTATTGCAATGGCCTGTTTGATCTTCAACAAGGTCAACTGGAAAGCCATCGCTATGGCTGCAGTTGTGATGGGAATCTTGGTTCTAGCCTTCGCTGCAATGCTGGCGGTTATCACCATATTTGCCCCAGCGGTAGCACTGCTTACAACCTTGGCTCTCGGTCTGGCCGCTCTTGCGGCTGCTGCAGCGTTGTTGGCGTTCGCCTTTGCAATTGTTCTGCCTCTTCTCGCTGTAGGTGCTGCTGGATTCGCGGCCTTTGCCGCCGCTGCTGCGGTTGCGATTGCGGTGTTCCTGCAGACTCTTGCAGCCGAGATGCCAAACATCAAGAAGTCGCTCGACAAGATCTTGCGCATATTTGTCGACTTCGTGGTGGAAGCAACGCCGGTTCTTCTCGACGGCTTGCTGGACATGATCGATGCTCTACTAGCAGAAACGCCTCGATTCCTCCAGCAACTGATCGTCTTTGTCGGTCAGCTTATCCATGCCATCATCAATGCGTTGGCTAGCTGGACTGTCGACATTGTCGATGCTGGTGTGAATCTGATTCTCAGTCTGATCAAGGGAATCGCGGCTCAGGCGGTTAAGTTGAGTGCGGCCGCCATTGATCTGCTCCTGACGTTCATCAAGGCGATCACGGATAACGTCTTCACCTTGGTCAACGGTGCTATCGCGGCCTTCGCGAGCTTCTTGCACCAGCTTGCGGATGCACTTCGCAGTGGTGCAGGAGAACTCGGGGCGGCTATCGGAGACGTCGTTGAGGCAATGGTCGAGCTTGGTCCTCGATTCGTCGCGGGTCTGGCTAAGGGTATTGCTGAAGCTCCGCTTGACGCACTTACCGGTGCGGTTAAGGGTTTGGTCGGTCATATTCCAGGCGCCACCAAGATCTTTGGTGGGATCAAGTCTCCGGCACGAATCATGATCCCGCTGGGCAAGTTCTTTGTTCTTGGTCTCGCTAAGGGTATTCAGGACAATGCGGCAGCAGTCATTGTTGCCACGGCTGGGATGGTTACAGGCGTCATTGCTACGGCAATGGAGTATATTTCCAGCTACGTCCAGAAGCTCGACCAAATGGGCATTGCCGCCAGGGCTAAGGCAGAAGGTCTTGCCGAGGCAGCCAAGCGGGCAGCAGATGCCGCAAGTAAGACCGAGAAGAACAAGAAGGATGACGCTGCCGCTGCGAAGTTGCAGACGCAGGCAGACCAAGCCTCTACCGCAGCCGATAAGGCCGAGGAGAAGGCTCAGAAGGCAAAGGACGCCGCTAATCGCCAGAAGGAATTCGAGCAAGCAGCAACGCTCGATAAGGCGAAGATGAAGTCCGAGGACGCCCAAACTGCAATCGACGACGCCAAGGCAGCAGAAGCTAAGGCCGCTAAGGACGTCGTAGAAGCACGTGCTCTGGAAGCCCAGGCTAAGTCCGGTAAGTACTCCTCCGTCGAGTCCAAGAGAATGCTGCGTGAAGCAGAGAAGCTCAGGGAAGACGCGAAGAAGGAAGCCAAGCTGGCCAATGCATATTTGGACACGGCTAAGCAGGATGCAGCACAGGCATTGGCTCTACAGAAGCAGGCGGGAGCTGAAGCTGCGGCAAGCTACCAAAAGCAGTTTGATGCTGCCGCTAAGGACGCGGCTGACTCGGATGCTTTCGACGCGCTAACTGATGCAGAGAAGGCGACCAAGAGGCGTGCGGATGCTGCCGAACTTCAGAAGCAGTCTGTAGAGAACTTGGCTAAAGCGAAGCTCCTTGCCTACAAGGACGTCGACGCGGCCAATGAACTTGCTCAGACGGCTTTGGATCAAGCAGATCAGGCACGGCAGTACCTCAAGGATGCAGCTGACTACGACCAGCAGGTCGCTGATGCTGCTGCAGAGGCTGCTCAGAAGGCCAAGGACGAGCAGGACGGTACTGCCACGGACAAGGTCACACCGACCGTGGATCTTACCGCTTCCTCACAAGCCGCTCTTGCCTTTGCCAACCTGCAAGACATCTTCGACTCGGCTACAGCTGCGGCTGCGACGGAGCAGAAGGTGGAGTTCAACCAGTACAACACCTCGCCGGAATCGTTGTCTCCGACAGAGGTCTACCGTCAAACCAACAACCTGCTTACCCATGCATACGACAAGCTAGGGAAAGCGGCTTAGAAGGAAAGGTCCGCGATGCTCGACCAGGTCGTCATTCAGTCGTCCACCCCGACGACGTTAAAAGTTTCAGATGTCGATCCAGACGAGATTCTTCTCATCAAGAGCATCGCGGGCCTTTCCCCGAAGGGCCTGACGCTCTTCACAGGGGAATTCGCTCGAGACGGTGGCTACTACCAAGGCCGTCGTGCAGGAAAGCGCAATCCAGTCTTCACCTTCAAGCTCAACCCCAACTATGCCGAGGACATCGAAGTAAGTGATATCCGCGAGCTTCTATACAAGATGTTTCTTCAGCCGCAGGTTGGTTCAGATGCAGTTCAAGTTCTACTTCAAGATGACCGAAAGCCCGATCGCTACTTCATCGGATACACCGAAGACATAGACACCGACATGTGGACTGCTGAGCAGACTGCGATGGTGTCTATGATCTGCACGGATCCATATTTGCGTTCAGCGGCGTTGACCTCAGGATCCAATCCTGCAGGATGGCTTTCGGTTCCTCTGACCTACGATGGCTCTGCCGGGACCGGGTTCGTGGTGCAACTTAAGGTTACCACCGCAAACACGCAGGTGACGCTCGATCTCAATGGCAACCTCATGGTCCTCACTGGCACCTTTGCTCTCAATGACATCATTGACATCAGTACTGTCGAAGGAAGTCGTTATATTCGTCAGAATGGCGTCGACATCATGGGCAAGTTGAGTGCTGCATCTACCTGGCTCCAACTTTCGGCTGTGTCCAACACGTTGCAAACCTACAGCACGGTGGTGGGTGACGCTAAGGTCAAGGTCTTGTCATATTCTTACCGCTCGGCTTGGTGGGGCATCTGATGTTCCGCCAGAAGAACGATAGAGGCAGGACCACGCAGATCGTAGGGGGCTTGACGCTCCCTGGGATTATCAACGTGCTCTACCCGGTCAACAGCCTTCTGATCACCACGGACAACGTGAACCCCGGTACGCGATTCACTGGGACTACATGGATTGCTTACGCTGCTGGTCAAGCCTTAGTTGGTGTTGGTAACAACGGCGAACACACCTACACCGGAGGCCAGGCCTTTGGGGCGGATTCGATTACCCTGACTGCTGCTCAATCTGGGGTTAATGCTCACACGCATACTTCCGGTGCGTCCCCGGGTTACACCGGAACGGTTAGCTCCGACCACACTCATAACGTGGTTCAGCTTCAGAAGACACTAAACGCCGGTAGTACCTCCTCTGATAACGCCGGTGGTTCCGTGGTTCAGGGTGCGACTTCTGGTCGATTCGTAGCAGCTCAAACCTCAGCAACCCCATCCACAAGTGGTATCAGTGCAAACCATCAACATGCAGTCGGATCTGTAGATGGTGCTAGCGGAGCAACTGCTCACGAGAATCGTCAGCAGTCCATTGCGGTCTACGTATGGAAGAGGACTGCCTGATGGAACTGATGATTCTGGATGCTAACAATCAGCCTTCGAAGCTGGTTGAGGATTACGACAGCTTGATCTGGACCGAGCGGTTCAACACCGTGGGTGACTTTGAGTTAAAAGCTGGCGATTCAGCAAAGTTCCTAACGCTTCTCCCGGAGGGTACCAGGGTGACTCTCCGGGAGTCGAATATTGCGATGGTGGTGGAGACTCACCTCATCGAACGCAAGAAGCGACAGTCGGAAACCATCACGATCACCGGGCGATCCTTTACCTCAATCCTGGATCGAAGAGTCGCGCTTTACCAAGTCGTCGGAGCTGCTCCAGACTTCATCGTGGCTACCAAGCAGCCCTCCGATGTCGCCTGGTATCTTATCGATCAGATCTGTCGTGCGGGCATTCTGGATACGAATGATATTTTCCCGTCTACGATGGTGCAGTTCCCGGCACCGGCGGATTACCTGACCGGCACGGGACCGACTAAGAACTTCACGGTTCCTAAGGGCAATCTGCTTGACGTTGTTCTGGGCCTCCTTCAGACACAAACCAAAGCAGACGCGACCACTTCCCCGGCCACGCCCGCTTATCCGCAACACGGTCTTCGCGCAGTTCGTCCAAGTGCAGCTGCAACCTATATTCAACTGCAGATCTACACAGGGACCGACCGTAGTGCAACGGTTCGTTTCGAGGGAACTCGAGATGCACTTGATGACGGCAAGTACCTGTTCAGCAAGGCCGGTTCAGGGACGAGCGCGTATGTCCTTGGACCAAGTGGAGCAGTCAAACTCGAGAAGACCGCCTCGACACCATCGGGGCTGGCCAGGCGAGTTCTGTTGGTCGATGCTACCGCTAGCGATATTTCAACCAACGCTGTGCTCCAACAGCAAGGCGAGCAGTCCCTTGCAGAAGCACCAGAGCTAGCACTGTTTGACGGATCTCTTAACACAGATCTGAGTCCGTACAAGTTCGGGGTCGACTATTTCCTTGGCGACACTGTCAAGTTGGTTGGCGATTATGGTCTCTCCCAAAACAGCCTAGTGACCGAGTATATTCGCTCTTCCGACAACACGGGAAACAAGGCGTATCCCACTCTGGTCACCGTTTAGGAGAAATCCATGAACTTCCAGTTCGAAGAGTCCACATACAAGTTTCTCAAGTGGGTAGCCACGGTCGTGCTTCCCGCTGTAGCCACCTTCTACGCCGGTTTGGGCGCCTTGTGGGGCTGGGGCAACATCACCCCTGTGGTGGGCACTATGACGCTCACAGACACGCTCCTGGGCTCCCTCTTGCAACTGTCTTCCATCAACTACAACAAGACACAGGAAGACCCGGCCGTAGTAGGGGCAACCGAAGAAGGTGAGAAAAACATACCTTATGATGCAGATGCACCGCCGTCTCATCGTAAGGAGAACTAGTGTTCAATCGCCTAAAAAGCAACACCAGAACCTACGAGGACGAACGGCAACGGCTGTTGTTGAAGGCTTCAGAGCTCGAGCCAACCAGCGATGAATACCACAAGGTAATGACCAGGATTGACCTGTTGGACAAGATCACAAAACGATCTTCCGACTTGGTTAAGACGATCATTCCTGCTGGTGCGACCGTCGCTGGATTGGTTGGAATCTATGCCATCCAGCAATTCGCCGGTGTCGCCGTCCCGAAGGCAATGGACATGCTTGTTGGTCGGAGAAACAAAAACTCAGACGAACAGGACTAACGTCATCAGCAAAAGGCTCTAATTCCCACAAGGAGTTAGAGTTTTCTCCGCATAAATTACATACCTCATATTGAGAGAATACGAGATGTAGCCCTGTGATGGGCTGGTCGACTGTTGAAAGCAGTCCCGTATGGTGCCTAGTCAAGCGATCCCCCGTCACAGGGGAAGCTGGAGAAAGGTATGAATGGAAGCCCATCCGACCCGCTGTCTCTTAACAAGATGTCCCCGCAAGGGACTACGGTTTTTATTTTCCGCAGGAATTACACCCCCTAAGATGAGAAGGCATGTAACTATGCAGTGCAGTGATGCACACTTCTCACCCTTTATGTCTGGAGAATTATGCTGGACTTCTTTGCTGCCCTGTTGCTCATTACAGGCGGCATAGCTTGTGTCATATTCTGGATCGTTCTAATCGGAGCGATCGCAATCGAAGTGAACGATCGAAGGAGGGAACGTGGCGTTTTGGAACAAGGGGGAGCTGAGGGTAGCGACCCGCAATGACGTCGTGATGGCAGGTGCTGCGGCACTGCTCGCCGTCTGGGCGTTCATCGACAAGAACAAGCAGTATCAGGATCACAAGAAGGAGCTCGAGCATGAATCTGCCTGACGTTCGCGGAGTTGTCTCCGTGGGCAAAAGCTTTATCAAAGCGAATCGCCCGGAGATTCTTCTGGGCGCGAGTGTCGCTGCGACCGCCCTCTCGGTGGTAAGTGCAGCAATCGGTGGGTACCGATCCGGCAAGCAGGTGGCTCTCAAGGAGGCCGAAACCGGCGAGGTTCTCACCAAGACCGAGATTGCTCAGGAGACTTGGCAGAACTACGTGGTTCCTGCCGGTACGACGGTTGCCGCTGTGGCATCGACGTTCGGTCTACATGTCGTCCACCTGCAGGACAAGAAGGCCCTCGTAGCGACTGCCCTGGCCGCTGTCGAGGAAGTCCGTGAGACGGCTCGAGCTTACATCGAAGACCTGAACGAAGCTGTGGATGAGAACGCCACGGACAAGTCCAAAGAGAAGATCAAGGCCGCGCACTTGGAGAAGTCCGCTGCGCGTGGCAATGGGATTGTCAAGGGCATTGATCCGGCGTCCGGAGTCCTGTTCGAGCAGTATCTGGTGCGTGATGCCAAGTCCGGTCAGACGGTCTACGCCAATCAGCACGAGGTCGAAGAAGCTCTGCTCCGGTTGAACGAGGAGCTTCAGCAGGACGGCGAGGTGGGTCTGGAGACGTTCATGTCCGAACTCGGGTATGAGCCCTCGGACGACCAGGAGCGCTACGGCTGGTCCGGGGCGGAGAAGGTCCGTCTTCACTGGGAGACGACTAGAACGGGTGACGGACGTCCAGTCTGCGTGTTCTCCTTTGACCCCGCTCCGCGCGTGGGGTACGACAAAAGTAGATGACCCAAAAGATCCAACTCCGGGTCGGGCCGTTGTGGTCTACCACGGTGCGACTGCGAAGACGAGGACGGACCCGCCTTTCGAGGAGTGTCTGTGCAGGGAGTGCGCGGAGTGGATCGATACTCCGCCGTTCCCGAAATTCCGCCTGGAAAATCTGAAGACTGGATGATGTGGGCGATCCAGAACATGCTTGGATGACGTGAGAAAGCTGGGCTCTGGAGCTCGGGGCCCAGCCCTCGCATATTTAGGAGACACCTATGGCCTGGTTCAACGAACGTGAAAAAGGAATCGTTGCCAAGTATCAGAACATCATCGATGATCTAACGCTTGAACTCACAGCCGCAAAGATGGAAAACGAGCGTCTCCTCAAGGAGATCAAGGATCTTGAGCAGGGTCGCGACGAGCAGGACGAGAACTGGCAGCAAATCATCCTTGATGCAGGCGATCGTATCAAGAAGCTCGAGGCACACGTGGATTCGCTACAGGCAAGGCTCGAAGACCACGAGAAGTTCTGCCTTCCAGAGTTCAAGAATTACATCTCTCTTAATGAAGATGTATCTACTACTGAAAGGTAATCATCATGTCGAACGAGAAGACCGTCCCAGCTGAGCAGCCGCTCGAGGGTACCATCATCTCCCCGAACCCCGACGTTCCCGCCGAGCCCGCAAAGCCCAGTCGGATCAAGAACGCACTCCGCCACCCGGTGACCACCGTGAAGAAGCACAAGCTTCCGATCACGGCTGCTGTCGCTGCGATGGCCGGAGCCGCGTCCATGGCCCTGCTGAACGCTAAGAAGAGCAAGGAGGACGACGTCGAGGAGTACGAGGAGGAGAGCACCCCGAACCTGACTCTTCTGGAGTCCTACAACGACACGACCAACTGAAGTACAAAACATCGAAAGACCCTGGATCCCACAAGGATTCATGGTCTTTTGTTTTCTCCCTTCCTAGAAAGGCTCCAAATGTCTGACAACCTCGTCTACGAGGCCGCTGTCTACTCGCGCAAGATCACCTACAAGAACTTCAAGGGTGAGGAGAAGACGACCGAGGTCAGCTTCACGCTCGACCCGATTCAGCTCATGGCGGTCATGGCTGGGTACAACCCGAAGAAGATCAAGAGCGGAAACCCGTCGCTCAATGGCAAGGACGCGGAACCCACTGATGCCGACCAGATCAAGATGGTTCGCAATCTCGCCATGCAGGCTGCGGGGACGCCAAGTGAGGACGGAGAGAGCTGGATTCCCTTCGAGGACTTCGGTGACACCATCGTCGGCAAGGCCTTCCTGACCAAGCTGGTGGCCTCTGACGCTGACCGTCGTGAGTTCGCCGACAAGGTGATCCTGGACCCGTTCCGGGCGTTCACTCGGTACTTCTCTTCCGACGCCTCGAACTCCGCCACGGAGATCAAGGAGATGCAGGTCATGCTCACTCAGATGGAGAAGGTGTTCGCCACGCCGAGCACCGAGAACGAGACCGCTGAGGAGCGCCGGGCCCGCCTGGAAGCCGAGATCGCATCTCTGAATGCCCTGTCGGCTGAGAACAAGTAATGGCTGACTTCCCCAACAAGGCTGGGGGAGGTGGTCCATCTCTACCTAGCAAACGACCCAAGCCCGCTCCTGTGGTGCAAGGGGCTAAGGCTAAGAAGTCGATTGGTTCGCGGCTTCGAAGTGCTCTCCTCACCGATAACCCCAAGGCCTTGGGATCCCAGATCGGTAAGGATATTCTCGTTCCTCGGCTCAAGCTAGGCGTTCAGGAAGCTCTTAACTCCCTGGTCGCTGGAATGCTGTGGGGGAACATTGGCCAGCAGTCCTCTCTCAGCCAGAGAGTTGCAGGCAACATGCTACGCAGCACTACGCCATATTCTCAGATCTCCAACCCGAACTCTATTACGCAAGCCCAACAGGCGATCGTAAGGACGGGCGGGAACTATGAGAACGTGATCTGTCCGAATGAGTTCGATGCAGCAACATTGCTTGCTCGAGCTCAAGAGTATCTCGCTGAGTACAACGTAATGGCCGTGGGTGACTTGTACGAGATGGCCACACTACCAACGGGCGTCTCCGACGCTGCTTACGGCTGGCATTCAATTCAGGGTGCGCGGATTGTCCAGACCGTAGACGGCTGGGAACTCAAGCTGCCGCCACCCACTCTACTGTAGGAGTACTAAATGAGCAAAATTCGTGAGGCGTTGGGAGCGCTGAAACTAACTCTCAAGGAGAACTCTCCGACCATCCTCGTCATCGGCGGAGTGGTTGTCATGGGCACCGGGACGGTTATTGCGTGTAACCGTACGCTCAAGCTCAAGGCCACCATCGAGCCTCACGTCGAGGTACTCGAGGAGATCGCCGATCCCACCGGGCGATTTGAGAACAGCGCTGAGAACAAGCAGATCGCCATCTCCAAGGCGTCACTGGACGTGGCCAAGCTCTACTTCCTGCCCTTCGTGCTCTTCGTGAGTGGATCGGGCATGGTCTTCTGGGGCCACAACATCATGATCAAGCGCAACGCTACGTTGGCTGTTGCGTTCACGACCCTGAAGAAAACCTTCGATGCTTACCGAGCTCGAGTCATCGGAGCATCTGGGCATACTGCCGATCAGTACTACATGAACGGCGATCGAACCGTCTCAGGAGAAGAGATCGGTGCAGATCCAACCAAGGACTACTCCTCTCGTGACTGGGAGGCCTCGGGCCGAGATCCCTACAATCGAGTCTTCGCTCAGCAAACTAGCGATGAATGGGAGAACGACCTTGGAGCCAACAAGTTCTTCATCGGATGCAAGCAAAAAGAAGCGCAACGTCTGCTCAATCGACGGGGTTACCTTTACCTGTCCGAGGTGTATGACTCCCTTGGATTCGAGGAAAGCGATATTTCAAGGGTCGTTGGTTGGCGAGTGTCCACGCTGCCTGACGGTTCACGTGATATTCCAGTCGTCGACTTCGGTTTAGACAAGCCGCTTCCGGATGATTGGAAGTACAACAACAAGCGTGAGGTCTACCTGGACTTCAACTGCCAGGGACTGATCGTTGGCGGTAAGGTCCAGAAGATGTTGGAGAGCGCATGAGCTTCGAAATCATCCAGGTCCAGACAATGCCTGGAGGAAACATCAAAGCTCGGTGTACCAAGTGTGGAGATGAAGAATTTCTTTATCCAGCAATGATCTCTGATTCTTCGCCTGTGATGGGTGCTTCGATGCAGATCAGTCATGTCTGTCGACTTCGGGACGGGATGCGATGAGAAAAGCGCTGGGGTTCGCTCTGGCGTTTGTCTCTGGTACGTGCTTTGGCTGTGTGCTTGCTTGGGAGACTGCCAAGGGAGCAATCGAAAACGAGGTTAAACGTCAGACGGCTTCGTTGTTCCTGGCAGCTGACATGGTTGAGCCGGTCGAACCCTCAGAGGACCGTTGGGTGCCTGAGGACGGCGTTGCCATTGCCGAGGCTGTCAACAGCACGAACTACCAGATAGACATCGCGCAACCGAACGACGGAATTCAGCATATTTCCGAGATCGAATACGAGCACGAAGACTCTTTCGACAAGTGCGTGGTTGAGATCTTCTTCAACGACGACATGCCCGTGTTCCTATTCAATAGCGTTCAGGTGGAGGATTGGTTCTCCCATCTGGGCGAGACAATCGTACTGACAGGAGATGAAACCAAAGACACCGAAACCTTTTACGTCCGCAACCACAACCTGCGAACGGACTATGAGGTGACCTGGGGTCAGCCGTGATTACTCGCGAGGAGTTCATCAATCGATACTTCTCCAGGTTGATGGAACAGGCCTTCGCGACTAACACGGAGCGGGAGATGTATGAGGGCACTTGCGCTTTGCTTTTCGACATCCCCTTCTACTGGACGCATTCGAATCTAAACGATGAGAATCGTGCAGCAGACGCCGCGATCTACCGCAAGTACGAGCGTTTCGTGCTAGATCAGGAGAAGCACCGTATTGCTCCTGAGTGGCTGAACGCATGGGAGAGTGCCACGCCCAGCGTATTTGAGGTCATGATCGCAATCGCAGAGCGGTGGTCGGAGTTCTTTGAGCGCCCGATCGCATACTACTTCTCTCGTCACTTGTTTCGGAACTTGGGATTTCATCAATTCCGGGGTTCGCTACGTAGGACGGAAGAAGAGGCAGTTCGCTGGACCGTGGACCGGTGGATGTCTCGTCAAATTGAGCATAATGGCGAGGGTTCTCCGTTTCCGCTACAACATCATAATGTGGATATGCGAACGGCTGACATCTGGAATCAGATGAACGCGTATTCACATCAATATTTTCAGTGAAGGGAGGCACCGTTGGACTTCATTCGTGTTGGCATCAAGGAAAACAAAGATGGCACGAGGGAGTTCTTCCCCTCGCTGCAGGTTCTTCGCTCAGAGGACCTGGTGATCAGAGGTGGATCGTTCGTCGCGATCTGGGACGAGGACGTCCAGCTCTACTCGAGGAAGATCTACGACGTCGCGGACATCATTGACCGTGCGTTTGCCCACATGATTGCGGAAAAGGTTCGGCCCGGCGACTCCATCAAGAAGATGCGGTCGTTTGATAACACCTACTTCACGCGTTTCCTTTCCTACGTTCGTAGCATCGGAGACATGGGGCCGGACCTTGACCAAAGAATCATATTTGCCGACCAACATCCAACGAAGCAGGATGCGGCAACGTTCAAAATGGATTACAGCATGGGCGCAGGATCTATCTCCGCCTGGGATGAGTTGCTTGGTGTGCTGTATTCCCAGCACGAACGTCTGAAGATTGAATGGGCCATTGGTTCAATCTTCTCTGGGGATGCGGCAACCGTAATCCAGAAGATGTACGTGTTCTACGGTCCCCCTGGGTCCGGCAAGTCAACGATCATGAACATCATTGAGCGGCTCTTCGAGGGACACACGGCTATATTCTCGGCGTTCGAGATGGGCCGTAGGGATGCACAGTTCTCACTCGAGCCGTTCAAAGACAATCCCCTGGTGGCCATAGATCAAGATGGAGATATGTCCCGTCTTGAGGCGAACAAGAATCTGAACTCGATCGTGTCTCACGACCCGGTTCTGATCAACGCCAAGGGTAAGAACCTGTTCACGATCAAGCCCCGAGCTACTTTGTTCGTGGGGTCGAATGAGTCGGTGAGAATCAGCGACCGTAAATCCGGCCTGTTCCGCCGACTCGTTGACATCCAACCGACAGGACAGAGGATATCCGAACGCAAATACCATCAGCTCATGAAGCAGGTGGAGTTTGAGCTCGGAGCAATTGCACATCACTGCCTGTCCACCTACAAGGTGCACGGTCCAACATATTTCTCCGAATACCGATCGGTTGAAATGATGTACAGAACCAACGACATCTTCAACTTCGTGGAAGACAACCGCCTGGTCTTGAGTAAAGGCATAGCACTCAAGCAGGCACATAAGATGTACATGAATTGGTGCGATGAGACTGACACAAAGGCAGTCTACAAACAGTACCGCTTCCGGGACTTGCTTCGAGACTACTTCGAGGAGTTCCAAGACCAGGTCATGATCGAGGGCCAGCGCTACAGGTCATATTTCTCGGTCCTGAAACCGCTGGAATCTTTTCAATGGGATCCGGAACGAGAAGAGTTGGTCTCCTGGTTGACATTGAAAGATGAGCTTCTTAAGCCTGGGCCCTTGACTGAAGCCTTGGCCGATTGCCCTGCTCAGTATCATTCTGCAGCGAACGATCGACCCATGCACAAGTGGGAGAACGTCACCACAACACTCAAAGATCTCAAGACAACGGCGCTTCACTATGTGAAAATTCCGTTGCAACACATCGTCATCGACTTCGACCTGAAGAACGAAAAGGGCGAGAAAGACCTATCCCTCAACCTCGCAGCTGCAGCGGGGTGGCCTCCTACCTACGCTGAGGTGAGTAAGAGTGGACAAGGGTTGCACCTGCATTACAACTACGTTGGCGACGTGCATCTCCTTGCGCCAAGCGTTAGCGAAGGCATCGAGATCAAAACCCTACTTGGTGACGCATCTTTGCGCAGGCGTTATACCAAGTCCAACGATCTACCTATCGCAACCCTCTCCGGAGGTCTGCCTCTAAGAGAGGAGCGAGCCGTGTTAAGTGCACAATCGTTCATGACTGAGAAGGGATTACGAGACCTCCTGGTTCGTACTCTTTCTCGTCAGATCCATGAACACACTAAACCCAGCATGGACTTCATCAAGAAGCAGTTGGACGACGCTCTTGCTCAGGGACTCGTATTCGACGTAACAGACATGTACGACGATGTGTTCTCCTTCGCAATGACTTCCTCCAACCAGCGTGATGTGTGCCTGGAAATCCTCTCCCAACTCAAGTTCCGTAGCGAAGAGGACGTACCAGCAGAGGTACCGCCCGAGACCCCGGTGGTATATTTCGACTGTGAGGTCTACCGGAATCTATTCGTAGTCTGTTGGATGTACGACCGGGATGATGCTGAACTTGTCGAAATGGTAAATCCCAGTCCTGCTGAAATCGAAGAACTCTTCAAGTTCCGCTTGATCGGGTTCTACAACCGCAACTACGACAACCACATCTTGTGGGCCAGGAGTTTGGGGTACAGCAATGAGAAGCTTTATGAGCTTTCCCAAGCGATTACTTCGAACGATCGTAATGCGATGTTTGGGGCGGCGTATAACCTGCACTACGCAGACGTATACGATTATGCCTCAGAGAAGAAGTCTCTCAAGAAGTGGGAGATCGAACTGGGTCTACCCCACGTAGAGATCGACATTCCCTGGGACCAGGATGTTCCTGAGGAGCGAATTCATGATGTCGTGCGCTACTGCTGCAACGACGTGATCGCGACTCGAGAGGTAGCCAAGGCCCGAGCAGGGGATTTCAACGCGCGTCGAATTCTGGCTGAGCTCTCCGGTCTGGAGATCTGCAACACCACTCGCCAGCACACCGAGAAATTGATCTTCGGCGACGTGAAGGACACCAGCGATGAACTGGTTTATACAGACCTATCAAAAGAGTTTCCTGGATATGTCTTTGACAAGTTCAAGCCAAGAAAAGAGGCTTCTACTTATAAAGGTGAATCCGTCGGAGAAGGTGGGTACGTATACGCGGAACCAGGGATGTATAAAGACGTTGTACTGCTTGACGTGGCATCCATGCACCCAACCTCCATCGTAGTCCTGAACGCCTTCGGCAAGTACACCTCAGTATTCAAGCAACTGCTCGACACCCGCCTGTTGATCAAGGATGGCAACCTGGCAGAGGCCGCTAAACTCTACGGGGGACGTCTGGCTGCATATCTCGGTGATCCCGAGGAAGCAGAGCAATTGTCCTATGCACTCAAGATCGTGATCAACACGGTTTATGGCCTTACTGCGGCCTCCTTCCCTAACCGCTTTAGGGACTCGAGGAACATTGACAACATCGTCGCAAAGCGCGGGGCGTTGTTCATGGTCGACCTCAAGGAGTTTGTGCAGAACAAGGGCTTTACCGTCGCCCACATTAAGACCGACTCTATCAAGATTCCTGGTGCAACCCCTGAACTTATCCAAGAAGTCACACTTTTTGGTGAGAAGTACGGCTACACCTTTGAGCATGAGGCGACATATTCGCGCTTCTGTCTGGTGAACGACGCAGTTTATGTAGCCAAGTACGCCTGGGCGCAGAAGGAAAAGAAGATCGGCACGTGGGAAACGACGGGGGCCCAGTTCCAGCACCCAGTGGTCCGCAAGCGGTTGTTCACGGGCGAAGTAGAGGAGTCAAGTGACTACGTCGAAGCAAAGCAGGTATCCAAAGGAGCAATGTACCTTGTTGCTAGCGATGAAAGTAGGAGTTTCATCGGACGGTTTGGAGCGTTTGTGCCTGTCCTGCATGGAAGAGCTCTCATGCGTGTGGATGGAGACAAGGCCCATGCTGTCACTGGTACCAAAGGATACCTCTGGGAGTCAGCTGACGCTGCCTTTGGAATGGGACTGACCGTCGATCAGTCATATTTCGAGGCACTCGTGGTCAACGCAATCGAGACCATCAACAACTTCGGCAGCTTTGAAGAATTCGTCGCTTAGGAAATACATGTCTTAAGATGACAGATTCATCAACCAAGCCCGAAAGGAGCTTCGTCAATGAGCACTTACACCAACTTCGAGAAGACCACTCACAACGAAGACGGCACGATCACGACCGAGATCATGTACACGGAGCACCCGCCCACCAAGAAGGACCAAGTTATCGCTTGGACCGTCTTCGGGGGTATTTGCCTCGTGTCCGTGGCCCCGCTCATCATGGTCGGCCTGGACGAAGTGAAGTACCGCCGCGAAGAGCGTCGTAAGCGCAAGGCTGACGCAAAGTTCATCAAGGACATGCAAGAGAAGATCTAGTCGAGGCTACGGGCCCCTTAAACAAGGGCCCACAGTCTTGTCTACCCCCAAATTTCCCGGGAGGGGAAATCCATGTCAGAGTCAACCCCAGAGCCCGATCCCGAAGACGCCTTGGTCGAAGCGCGACGCAGGGAAGCTGAACTTCTGCAAGCACAGATGATCGCAGAGCAGATCGCCAAGAACTCACCGGAAGAGGTCGCCGCGGCGGCCGAAAAAGAGCGTCTTCGACAAGTTGATGCAGTTACGGGACTCGCTATCTGCCGAATGGTGGAGTACCGATCCCGCACAGGCAACTACAGTGTTCCTGCAGTTGTTAATTGTACAACAGATTCTATCTACCAACCTGGAGTCGAGGCCGGTCACGTGCCTGCGCTCACCTCTGTTGACCGAGTCCACCTCACTGTGTTCACGCCCGGTTTGCCGGGTATGCGTGGAGATGCTGATAACTTCGTTGTCGCCTCCGAACAGCCCGTGAGCGAGAACGTGGCTGGCACCTACCAGGAATGGAATATCCCGTATGACCCCGATGGCGGCCCTGGGACCTGGAAGTGGCCTACGAGAGCGTGAGGGGTGAAAATGACTGAGTGGCACACGATCGGGGGGAGCGCCTTGTACGCGGAGAAGGTGTTCCCCAATCGCAAGGTGGGCCACGTATCAGCAACCACCCGAACCCTGTGGCGATGCAGTCTAGATGGCGTCCCATGCGGCTCAGCCTTTACTCGTGAAGACGCGCAGGCACTGGTCGAATACGAGTACGAGATGCGATACGAAAGGGAGAACAATGGAGTTCTGGATCGTAGTCATCGCGGTGTGTTTCCTCGTGGCGATTCTCGTTAAGCGGTATTTCTGATGGTGGACGAAAACATCCCGTCGATCCCCGCTCTTCAGCCTCGACTCAAGGCCCGACTTATGGTGGCAGATTTCACCAAGCGCCACTTCGAGTACGACCTGGACCCCGACAAGGATATTTACGTCGTGTGGTTCTGCAAGACGCTTCAAAACTGGAAGGCGCTGTTGAGCACTAATATGCCTGACGGTAACTACTACGAGGTGACTTACAATGGCGATCAAGGCGTTGCCTACCTCGACCAGTACAAGAAGATCGTCAATCAGGACTACCCCGACGAGTGGTTCGGAATGAGGCTCTGATGGCAGTCCTCGCCAAGACCATCAGGCGCCTGGTCAATGAGGAGCGCCACAGAAATGGCCTGCCTGGCCTGAAGGCGTCCAAGAAGCTGAACATATCTGCTCGAGCCAAAGCAGCGGATATGGTCAAGTACAACTACTTCTCCCACGGTACACCCCACGGCTCCTGGTACGCGTTTCTGTACAAGTACGCAGGTAAGTCCTGGAACACCATCGGAGAGAACATCGCTCGAGGACAGGACACCGCCTCGCAGGTGATGAAAGCGTGGATGGACTCGCCAGAACACCGAGCCAACATCCTAAACGTTCACTACAAGGTCCTAGGGATTGGATTTGCTCGTGGCGGAGAGCATGGAGACACAGAGTACTGGGTCCAACACTTCGGAGGTTGAGGAGTTTCTTCCTCGCAGAGCCACCGACGAGCACAACTGGCCGAGCGTGGGACATCTGTATTCCGGCTGGCATACGGCCACCGGGCTTCCCAAGGCGACCCAGTATCGGGTGTGTATCCACCCCTCGTGTACCCACGTCGAATACAGGGATGTCCCGAATGTCTGACAACGGCATCGAGATCCGCAAGCTGAACGACACCATGAAGGAGATCAACAAAACCCTCAACCGTCAGAATTCCCTACTCGAGAAGATGCTGAGGTTCCAAGTTCTTGACTACGAAGAAGGCCAGGCGAGCCGCCGTCGCCGAGAAGAGGGAGCGGTTCCTAGCACAGGAGAAGGAGATTGGCCTGCAGGCTCTCCAAGCCGACAAGGCCAGCCGAGCCTACAACCGGGAGCACCCGTTGAGCCCGGACAGCCCGAAGCGCCAAAAGGGTACCAGATCTTCGGGGAGTAAGTAGCTACAAAGGGGACCTAGCCCGGGGTATAAGAAAGGCTTAGGTTTAAACGACAGCGACGGATTGAGTAGATTCATCTATCCCCACGTGACTGCGCCCCGCACTAAAAACATGCCTTACAGTAGGAAACTACTAAGGAGGAACCATGTCACGTAAGCACGCAATGCTCGCAGTCATCGTCACTGCGGTTGCTACGGAGCGACTCGCCAACCTCGGCTACAAAGAAATTCTGAAGAAGGTTGAGGCTATCTACAAAGATGGCCTGGACCAGTCCTTCGGGAAAGGCTTTGACGCCGGGTGGGAGAGCGCCCTGGAGAACCGCTACGCCGTATCGAATGCGTACATGCGCAACGCACGAATCATGGAAATGAACTAGTACCACCAAAGCCTAGGCCCCCACAAGGGGCTAAGGTTTTACATGCCTTAGTATAGGAAACTACTAAGGAGATTTGATGACCCACATCGCTATCGCCCTGAACTACGCAAACCTCAAACTTGTAAAGTCGCTGGTTAAGACCATCATCGAATTCGATATCTACACCCCGAATCCCCTCGCATCAATGCATGAAGCAAATGTTGCAGAGTGGATCGCCGTGATTGATCTCGAGTCGCCGAGTCTTATCCTCGTCTACTACAAGGACTTTGAGGAGCACTACGAAGGCCGATACTCATCTGGAGTATTCAGCAAAGTCACCCCTAAGTAACCAAGCCTAGCCCCCACAAGGGGCATAGGTTTTACATGCCTTATATTGAGAACATAACTTCAATAGAAAGGTATGACAATGGCATTCGTCGTAATCATCCTTGCACTCGCGCTGACCCTGGTCGCATTCCTCTACGGACATTCCGTTGGGGTTGGCGACAAGATGATGTCGCTTCGCAAGATGCCCGCGCCGCCTGCAAACGTCTGGACCGTTGAGAAGAAGTAAACTCAAAAGCCTATGCCCACAAAGGGTGTAGGTTTTACATGTCCTATAGTAGGAACCTACTCATAGGAGAAGTAATGAAGAAGTATCGTTTTCGAAGCTTCCTGCTTGACGCCATCCTCGTCTGCCTCACCGGCGGACTCTGGCTCATCTGGATCTTCGTTCGCGAAATGCGTCGTCGCTAATCATGAGAGTTTAAAGCCTATATTCCGCAAGGAGTATGGGTTTTTTACATGCCTTATAGTGAGAACTATTCCCACAACTAAGGAGTCCCAATGCAGACTTTTGTCCTCGCCATGTTCATCATGATGTTCGCCACCTTCGCCGGTGCGATCTACATGACACGCTGGGCGACCAAGAAGACCACACGAGGAATTCGTAAGCTTGTACGTCGATAGTCCTAAAGATTCTGATCCCACACGGGGTCAGGGTCTTGTGGAGGGTCGATGAGTTGCAACATTGTGAACTGCAACAATCTCGAAGCAATCCAAGCTTTATTTGAAGAGAACCAGCGCTTACAACAAGTGATCGCGGGGCTCGCTCATGCAATCATCGAGTTGGACGCAAAATGACATTCAAGTGCATCCAGCACAACAGAATCATATTCTTCGTGGATGACTTGATCTTTCATATGAACAAGACTCCATGTTGGTCCAGGCTAATCTCAACACCCTACGAGAATGAGGATCCAAATGTCGAAGAAGAAGGTAACGATGATCGTCCTGCTGGTGGCCTTCCTGGGCTTCATCGCGGCAGTGATCAAGGCTGACAAGCTCGAGCTTCCTGGGAAGTGACCCCTCTCTGCTTGGATTGTCCAGACCATGAAGCATGTATGACGAATTGGCCGTGTCACATCGTAAAGGCCCTCGACAAGGAAAACATGCTTCTTAATGGACACACTACCAAAAGGAGGAACGCAATGGCATTTGACTTTCGCCAGTCTTGGGAAAACATCAAGCGCGAAATCGAAGACCGACCTGTTGTAGTCATGGGTGTGCTGGGAACCGTCTTGTACGGAGCCAGTCACATCATGGACTCCAACACCCGTCGCGTCAACGCCAAAACGCAACGCAAGTACCAGAAGGACTGGGAACGAGAAGTCGCTCGCCGTGAGCGTAAAGCCGAACGTAAGAAGTGACCAAGAAGCCAAGATTCCTACATGGAGTCTTGGTTTTGTGAAGGAGAGAGATGGCATTCGAACCGCTAGATACCCTAGTCACATATCACCAGGGCTACGGTAACAAACCCGGCAACATCACCCTCGAGGGGTGCCGCTTCTACGGGCGTCCCAACTTCCAGGGCGAGCTGAGAGATCATGGTTCCTGGCAGGAGGACAAGCGTAACTTCACGGTGCTCATTCCGAATGAGGAAGCAGACCGGATGAGGGACCTGCGCTGGCCTGTGAAGACGAACGTTCCAACGGATGATGAGAAAGCTCAGGGTCGTGAGCCGTTGTCCTACCTCAAGTCCAGCGTCTTCTTCAGTGTCGACAAGAACCCGCACCAGCCCCTCGAGGAGCAGCGATACCCCGATATTTGGGTGATCCAGGGCGATGATCGGGAGAAGCTGACCTTCCGTACGGTGGGTCTGATGGACACGGCACGCTTCGACATGATCGACATGGAGTTGCGTCTGTGGGAGTACAAGCCCGATCAGTGGTCTGCAACACTGGTCACTCTGGTCGCTGTGATGCGCACTTCCAGGCTTTCAGAGAAGTACGGCCGTCTGCTCTGAGGCAGGGAAAACATACCTTTAGATGGAGTTCTAACCCTTCTATCTAAAGGAGAAAGCAATGAAGTTAGATAAGGAATGGGCGTCGATCATGAAGGTTTTCGGCATCCTATTCGTCATATTTCTCGTTGGATTGACCCTAAAACGAGACCGGTAGAACTCCGGGAGACCCTAAATCCACACGGGTTTAGGGTTTTTCAAAATGGAGCTCCCCGTTTTTAAAAATGTGTAATGAGTATCAACTGTCACAACAGTCTCTTTTGTCAATCTGGCCACTCTAGTTCATGATCATCTTTTACCTTTACTGGAGTGGCTGGATGATAGTTATGGGACTGATGTGGTCGCATTTCACGGAAATTTGTGGGGAGTTCCCGGGGGACTTGAGAAGAATGTGCAGGGGTCACACATATTCTGACCTGCGGTTTTACTTGGGATTACACGTTTCCTCTCTCTTTCTTCATTAAAAGTAGTAGTAGTAGTAGTAGTAGTATAGAGATATACAAAATACATGGCGAAATAAAATCGTTTTTTCGTGCGTTTTTGTGCACATGATGATTTACATGCCTTAGAGTGAGATCCCAACCCTAAGGAGCCCCATGACTATCCTAATGACGATATTCATCGGACTACCGACATTCCTCTACAGCCTGGTGTCGACCAAAGACTTTAAGAAGTCGATGCTCAGGCTGATAGCGATTGCGGTATTCGGATGCTGTATCGATCTAGCACTGATCACAATGGCAATTCACGGTTCGTAATCTCAAGTCCTAGCCGCACACGCGGTTGGGATTTTAGGAGGTGATCACATCAGCAACTTTGAACTACACCAGCATCAGAAGATAGCACTAGGCAAATTGCGTAACGGATCCATCCTTGTAGGCGGGGTTGGAAGCGGTAAGTCAATCACAGCTCTGAGCTATTTCAACCTGATAGCCCCTAAAAAGCCCATAATCGTCGTCACAACGGCCAAGAAGAGGGATTCAGGGGAGTGGTACTCAGATGCCATGAAAATGGCTCTACGGGCCGATTTGGAGGTTTACAGCTGGAACAACATCAAAAAGCTCACTGAAATCCGTGATTCGTGCTTCATATTTGACGAACAACGAGTGGTGGGATACGGGGTATGGACGGAAAGCTTCCTGAAGATAGCGAAGAACAACCAGTGGCTGTTGTTGAGTGCAACACCTGCCGATACCTGGATGGACTTAGTCCCTGTGTTCATTGCACATGGTTTCTACAAGAACAAGACGGATTTTACGACTAACCACGTGCGCTGGTCGCGTTTCGCCAAGTATCCCAAGGTCGATGGCTACGTAGGCATGAACCACCTCATCGAGCTGCGTAAGAAGATATTCGTCGAGATGCCCCACATCAAGACTGCTGAACGAGAGGAACACATCGTCAATGTGGACTTCGATCGAGGAGAACAAGCGCTCCTACATCAAGATCGATGGAATTTTTACGATGGCGAGCCTATCAAGGACGCAGGAGAACTCGTTCGGCTCTTACGTCGAAGTACAAATTCGCACCCATCGCGCCTGGAAGCAGTTCGAGAGATATGTCGCGCTAATCCGCGAGTCATCATCTTCTATAACTACAATTACGAGCTCGACATTCTTCGTCTACTTCACACCGAGCTTGATGTGGCGGTTGCGGAATGGAATGGGCACCTTCATGAGGACCTTCCTAAAGGTGAACGCTGGATTTACATCGTCCAGTATCAAGCCGGTTCGGAAGGGTGGAATTGTATTACTTCAGACACCGTCGTGTTCTACAGCCTTCCATATTCCTACCGTAACTTCGAGCAAGCAAAAGGTAGGATAGATAGAATCAACACGAAGTACGAATTCCTGCATTACTACATCCTACGGTCTCAGTCGATCATCGACCGAGCAGTATGGCAGACCCTGATGCGGAAGAAGTCGTTTCAAACCTCGGCTTTCGCGCGGCATCACTGGGATAAACAAGAGTAACAAAAACTGCGGGTCCTACATGGGCTCACAGTTTTGACATAGGCGGAAAAAACACGCGTTATAATGAGGAGAGTATACTATGTCTAGATTTCGAGAGAAAACTAAACTAGTAAACAACCCCTCACACTTTATCTGGAGGACAAATGCGTGAGGCAGATTACCAAGCAGGTCTCAAGATCAAGATTGAAACCCTTCTGCCCGGCTGCCTCGTCACCAAGAACGATGCGAACCATATTCAAGGTCTTCCCGACCTTACTGTGTTCTATCGAGACCGGTGGGCCTTTCTCGAGGTTAAGGCGTCGGAGAAGTCCAGAGAACGCCCCAACCAACGGTACTACATCGAGAAGTGGTCTGAGCATTCCTTCGCTGCTTTCATATTTCCAGAGAACGAGAATGAGGTTCTCTCCGCACTCGAGCAGCACATGGCGGTTAGATGCTAAAGTTCAACCACCATCCATATTTCGAGGGTAGGCACGCTTTCTTAGGTGCTAGTAAGTACCACTGGGTCAACTATGACCTCGAGAAGATGGAGCACGTTTTCAACAATCAGTTTGCTGCAGCCAAGGGCACACGGATGCATGATTTGGCTGGAACGCTGATTAGAGAACGCGTGCGTCTTCCCAAGAACAACAACAGCTTCAACGCTTACGTCAATGACGCCATCGGTTATAGGATGACTCCAGAACAACTGTTGGTTGTCAGCGAAAACGTTTTTGGCACGGCCGATGCAATCTGCTACAACAAAGGTGTCTTGCGGATCCATGATCTCAAGACGGGAGCGTTTCGAGCGAGCGGCTACCAAGTCGATATTTACGCAGCGTTCTTCTGCCTCGAGTACAAACTCAATCCTTACGACATCGAGATGTACCTCCGAATCTACCAGAACGATCTTCCCTTCGTCGAACATCAAGGCAATCCAGAGTGGATCAAAACCATCATGGATAAAGCTATTGCTTTCGACAAGCGAATCGTGGAGATGAAAGGCGTGTCAGTGTGACACAAGAAGATGAAGAAGTAGAAGGCCTACTTCACTATGGCATCCTGCGTAAATCGGGACGCTATCCTTGGGGTTCGGGTAAGGATGAATACACTCGTAGCCAAACGTTCCAAAAGATGGTGGGAGATCTAAAGAAGCAGGGAATTGCGGATAAGGACATTGCTCAGGCTCTGGGCCTGGATCCTAAAGTCTTTACCCTCACTGCTCTTCGTGATACCCGTACCATCGCTAAAGAAGAGATCGTCAAGAACGAAACAGACATGGCCACCTCTCTTAAGACCAAAGGCATGTCTATCTCGGCAATCTCAGAACGTATGGGCATCCCAGAACCCACAGTTCGTCTTCGCATCAAGAACGCTGAGAATCGCAACAAAGAATCGCTCAAAGCAACAGCTGATGTAATTAGAAAAGCCGCTGATGAACACGATATTGTGGACATCGGTAAAGGCAACAACATTCAAATGAACATCAGCCCAGAGCGCTATCGAGCAGCAATCTCTATCCTTCGTGACGAGGGATATGAGACGTACACCCTACCGGTCAAACAGCCTGGTTCTAAGAACAATACGAACCAAAAAGTGATTGTTAAACCTGGAACGGGGTATGGTGCTGCTCGAAAGATGACAGACCGCATTCATTCGATGGTTGAATGGTCTGAAGATGACGGCCGGACATATCATAACATTCATCCTCCGATGAGTGTTGATTCCAAGCGTTTAGCCATTGCGCATCAATCGGACAAAGACGGAATTGTCTATGTTCGTCCTGGTGTAAAAGATTTGGACATGGGTAAGAATCAGTATGCCCAGGTTCGAATCATGGTTGACGGCACCCATTACATCAAGGGTATGGCCATCAAGAGCGATGACATCCCTGCTGGTAGAGATTTGCTGTTCCACACCAACAAAACAGCAGACACCGAGCTAAAAGGCGATAACGGCATCCTGAAGAAGCTGAAAGATGATCCAGACAACCCGTTTGGCTCAACTATCAACCGTCAGATTGTCGAAATCGATCCTAAAACAGGTAAAGAGCACTTGAAGTCCGCTATGAACCTGGTAAACGAAGAGGGTGACTGGGAAACGTGGAGCAACTCACTTGCTTCGCAGATGTTGTCCAAACAACCCCAGTCTCTGATCAAGTCTCAGCTAGCCGAAACTGTCAAACAGCAGAAAGCTAAAATTGATGAGATCAACTCGATCACGAGCCCGGTCCTTCGTCGCAAACAGCTGGAAAAGCTATCCGACCAAATCGATGCAGATGCGGTGGATCTTAGAGCAGCGGCTATGCCGAGGCAAAAGACGCAGGTAATCATCCCTGTGCCAAAGCTTAACCCTCATGAGATCTATGCACCCCGCTTCGAAACGGGGGAGCGAGTTGTTCTCATTCGATATCCACATGGTGGGAAGTTTGAAATCCCTGAAGTCACGGTTAACAATAACAATCGTGCTGCAAAGAAACTTCTTGGTAATGCTCCTGACGCTATTGGTATTCATCCCAAGGTTGCAGAAAAGCTGTCGGGTGCGGATTTCGATGGTGATACCGTCGTGGTTATTCCAAATCCAAAAGGCCTGATTCGTAGCTCAAACACTCTAGGTAAAGCAGCATACGAATATGACAAAGGCCTCAACGGATTTAATCCAAAAGAGAAGTACGGGAATTTCGAACAGGCGAAAAATGCAGACGGTACACCTAAGGTTGATGCTAAAGGCGACCCTATCGGCAATTTCAAGTTGATGAAGAACACCGGTATGGAGATGGGTAGTATTACCAATCTCATTACGGATATGTCCATTCAAGGTGCCAATCCAGAGCACATTGTTAGGGCAGTACGTCATTCAATGGTGGTCATCGACGCTGAAAAACACAAGCTGGACTACAAGCGTAGTGAGATTGACAATGGTATCCGTGCCCTGAAAAAGCAATACCAGGGGTCTGAGAAATCGGGTGCTAATTCATTGCTATCCCTGGCCACCGCTACTGAACGTATCCCAGAACGTAAACTAAGGGGTGCTAAAGAAGGTGGTCCTATTGACCCCCGTACTGGTGCAAAGGTCTTTGTAGAAACAGGGCGTACCCTAAACAAGTTCGATAAGAAGACCAATACCTACCTTCCTGAGAAGGTACCGGTACTGGTGTCTGAAAAGAAATTGGCCCTAACCAAGGATGCACATACCTTGGTCAAACAGGGCGCCCCTGTAGAACTGCTTTATGCAGATCATGCTAATACCATGAAGGGCCTGGCTAATCAAGTACGCCTCCAGTCAAGCAAGATAGCAACACCTAAACAGAACCCTGCTGCTAAGAAGGAGTACAAGGCCGAGTACGATGACCTAGTACACCAACTACGCAAGGCACAGGCACAGAAGCCCTTGGACCGTAAGGCTCAAGTAATCGCTAATGCTGTAATCAAGCAGAAGCTACAAGAAGACCCCACCCTACGCTATGATAAGGACCGTCGTTTAAAGGTAGAGCGCCAGACTAGAGATGGTGTTCGCACTAGAATGGGACTTACTAAACACCAGATCACTATTAGTGATAGGGCATGGGACGCAATTCAAGCAGGCGCCATCTCTAGCAACATCTTCAAACAGATCCTTGATGGCAACTATGTTAAGGAAGAAAGACTGTTTGAGTTAGCTATTCCTCGTAAGAACCATGTTATGTCAGGACCTCTTACGTCGAGAGCTAAAGCAATGTTGAATGCTGGAATGACTAATGCTGACATTGCTCGTGTTCTTGGTGTTCCTGCTTCAACCATTCGAAGCGCTGTTGTTAGAGGAGATCTCTAATGGCTGTTGCTATGCTTTCTCTTGTTTCGAATCCTTTTGATCCATTTAGAGAATTCGAACTTTGGTCAGCCTTTGACCGTACTGAAGGCTTCGATACAGCTGGTTTCCTTGCTAGATGTGTCTCTTTATCATCAGAATTGCCTGATGAAGTCAATGAAGACACCATTGAGCAAGCAATTGATGACATTCTGAACAATCCAAGCTTCTCTGGACTGTACAAGAAGGTCTTCAGAGACGCAGCTTGAAGCGTTTCTTGACGTAGGGGGGAGGGGGGTCTTCAAAATACCCCCCCTTCCTTCTT